GTTGTTTCCTGCGCTGGAAACTGGCCGGAAGGCAAGGCAGGGGGGGTGGGTAGTTCACTTCTTATAAATACTAATAGACGGGTAATACCTTTTTACAACCGCAGTGGTAAAAACCTCAAACCCCCTCCCTAACCGAAAACTAACAATTATGTCGGTTCTTCTCCGCCCTTGCTACGTTACAATGTAACGGCATTTATCGTTACATTGTAACGTAGATGCAACAAATCCCTACCCCCTCATGAGGATCTATGAACCCTGAACTGCTTGCCCAGTTGATTTATGCGCTTGCTGTCGCCGTAATCGGTGTTATCGCCTACGCCCTGCGCCAGCTCGTGCAGTTGCTTATCGCCTACCTGAAGTCCAAGATCGGCGAGACGAACTTCCAGCGCTACCGCCAGTACGCGGATGTGGTTGTGAAGATGCTCGAACAGTCGCCGGCCTTCGAGAGCTTCGACGGTGCGAAGAAGAAAGAGCTCGCAATCCTGTCGGTCGTCCAGTGGGCGGAGAAGAACAACCTCCCCATCGACCGCGAGCTGTGCGAGAAGGTGATCGAAGCAGCCGTCCAGGAGATGAACTCCCAGGTCGGCAAGATCGAGTGGGACTTGATCGCCACGGACGGCGGGGCCCTCACCGGAGGCACGAACTAGATGGATCTCAGCGGCTCCTGGCAGTACATCGAAGATACCGCCAGGAGCCGCCTGGCGCATAACAAAACCAAGCGGCACGTTTCAGACTACGGTGAGGGGATCGAGGTGATCGGTGTCGCGGGCGAGTTGATCGTCAGGCGGTTCCTGGGGCTGGCAGAGCATGTACACGAAGGATTTGACAACGGAGTAGACATCAACTACTTCGGGATGCGGATGGACGTAAAGGCCACCGTGCTGACCCCCAACGCGAATTTCAGGTATCTACAATGGCCCAACTGGAAGAAGGTAAGAGCAGATTACATCGTCATGACAGTGGTCGACCCGATCAACCACCTGGGAACGATCATCGGCTACGCGACGAAGGACGAGATCATCAACTCGCCGATCAACCCCAACCGTCCTACGCCCTGTCACGAGATCCCGTTTACGAGCCTGCACCCGGCCTGGGAGCTGATTGTGGAAGCCTGCCGGAGGAGAACGCAGGCGGCTATGGGAGCGTTTCCATCGCTGGAAACTACGCCGACAAACCCGGTCGGATCGTCGACCCGCAAGCGATCCGGCAAGCGCGGAAGCGCGACGGGGTCTGCCTCGCGGGGCTCGTCCTCAAAGACGGCTGTGTAGAAGGGTTCGATGTCCACCATATCGCCAGCCGCGGGTCAGGAGGTGACGATGTCCTTCCCAACCTCATTTGTCTGTGCCGGAGGCATCACAACAAGGCCCACTATGGATTTTTGAGCCGAGGTCGTCTACGTGAAATTCTGTACCTGTACTGGAAGTATGAATACACACCCGATCAGCTAGAGGAAAAATGAGCACTCGCTTTACTTTATCCGTAGAAATTGAACTTCCCGACGATGTCTCCGACGAATACCAGGACGCGATGGTCGAGGATCTTTCTTATGAGCCTCATATCCTTCGCCTCCGCAACCTGATCAAACAGTGGGTGCGCCTGATCACCAATGAGCGCTGCCACGTAGAAATTACGGTGGACTGATGTTATACGGCAGTTTATTTACTGGTATTGGCGGTTTCGATCTGGGCTTTTCCCGTGCCGGGCTGGATTGCGCCTGGCAGGTGGAAAAAGACCCCGATTGCCGCAGGGTTTTGAACGTGAATTTTCCCCACACGAAGAGGTTTACAGATGTCCGAGGCGTTACAGGTAGAACCGGAAAAGGATGGGCCCGCTACGGCCAGCTTCGAGCAGTTGACATTCTTGCGGGGGGATTTCCCTGCCAGGACTTATCCGTGGCCGGGGATCGTCGCGGATTGGCTGGAGCGCGATCCGGGCTCTGGTTTGAATTTCATCGCCTCATTGTCGAGCTCCGACCGCGATTGGTGGTTATCGAAAACGTACCCGGTTTACTGTCGTCCAATCGTGGGGCGGATTTCGCCCTTGTGCTGGCCGGACTATCCGGCGTTCTTCCTGAAATTCCTAAGAAGGGCTGGCGAAATAGCGGATTTGGACGGGGTCTATACTACAACGTTGCTTGGCGAATTTTGGACGCTCAATACTTCGGAGTTCCCCAGCGGCGCAGACGTGTCTTTATTATCGCAAGTTTTGGAACGGGAAGCGCCGCAGAAATATTATTTGAGCCCGAAAGCGTGCGCGGGTATCCTGCGCCGCGCCGCGAAGCGCAAGAAGAAGCTCCCACTGTTGCTGGAACGCTGTCTGCAAACCGTGGCGGCATGGAACGACCCGCAGGAAACGCCAACGAGCTAGACTTCTGCATCCCGGTCGCGGATGTGTCGGGCACGCTGGGCGGGGGATCGGGCGAGCGCGGTTGGTCGAATGACCTGGACCGCAGTGGGGCCTTTATCCCCTTCCTGACCAACAACTTCGGCGCGAATGGCCGGAACTGGTCAGACAAAGAAGTCGCCTATACCCTGGACGGCTCCAACGGCAACGCAATTGCCTTCGGCGGGAATAACACCTCCGGGCCGATTGAGGTCGCCACGGCCTTGAACGCGCACGGCGGAGCGGGCCGGATGGACTTCGAGAGCGAGACATTCCTCCAGCAAGTTTCCAGCGCTGGAAACCTGGGAGTACGGCGCTTGATGCCCGTCGAGTGCGAGCGGCTCCAGGGCTTCCCGGACGGCTGGACGGAATGGGGCATGGAGGAAGATGGACAGTGGGAGCACTTCAAGCAACAGGCAGACGGCACGCGCTACCGCCAGTTAGGGAACGCGGTCGCCGTCCCGGTCGCTGAATGGCTGGGCCACCGGATCAAAAGGTTCTTGAGGTAGCCATGTTGAAGATCGTCCTGGATGAACTTGAGATCAAGGTCGGTTCCTGGCTGGCTGAAAAGCGCTACCTCGTCAGCCGACAGGCCAATCTCAAGGGATACGAAAACACAACGGGCAAGTCAAAGCTCGACCTGGAGAAGATGGCGCTCCTGGGTGAGTACGCCTTCGCCAAGCTGTGCAACGTGCATTTCCCGCTCTCGCAAGACCCAGCCGTCTACGCCTCGCGCCCTGACTTCACCCTCCCCAACGGCCTGAAGGTCGACGTGAAGACCACGGACGGGATGAACCACCGCCTGCTCCTGAAGGTCAAGGAGTACGAAACGGCCCCCTGCGACCTGTACGCGCTGATGATCGCCCAACCGCCCGCGTTTTACTTCGCCGGCTGGGTGGCTGCCGCCGACCTGATGCGGCAGGAGAATATCGTTCACTTTACCCCCTATCCAAACGGACAGCCGCGGCCCCCGGCCTACGCTGTTTCTCAGGCAGAGCTCGTCAAGGAACTGCCCATCTTTATTGTTGAGAGGATCTGATTATGGTCGTTGAAATGTTGCGCCAATTGATCGAGCTGGCGAAGGGCCTCAAACCCTCCGACCGCAGTGAGAAAGCAAGACAGTACTCCATCCTGATCACGGAGCTTGAAAAGCTCTGGGCCTATGCGAAGAGCTATGAACTATGAACAACTGCAAACACGATGCCCTTGTATCGAAAGAATGGCTGGACGAGTTGACCGAAGAGCTCCATGACCTGCGGGCGTGGCTGTTCAACCCGGCCAACGTGGATGACACCATAGAGGAGATCGCCGATATGCTCGTCTCCAAACACCATGACTACGGCGAGGAGAACCTCGTGGAGTTCGGCGAGCTGGGTATCCTGGTACGCGCCAGCGACAAGATCGCCCGCCTGAAAAACCTGCTCGACAAAAAGGGCGTGGTCAACGGCGAGCGCCGGGAAGACACCTGGAGGGATCTGGCCGGGTATGCAATTCAAGCCCTAATCCTGATGAAGCGTACAAAATGTATCCCCAAAGTAGACCTCTTTGAACTTCGCAGAAACCGTTTAATCCGCGGTTACTGCCCGGATTGCGGCGAGGGTGTCCTGCTCCGCCGCCAGCAGTGGGACAAGCTCCAGGTCAATCTGTTCTGCTCCGCCCGCTGTGGGTTTGACGCGGACGTGGACGTTTTCGATCTGGATTGCGACACAACCGAAGTGATCCATCGGCTCGCGGCACGCGAAGCCGTAGAGGAACAGAAGCTATGAAAGAGATCTATTACTTTACCGCCCCCTGGTGTAAGTCCTGCGCCAACCTGAAGCCCCATATCAAGCGCGTCCAGGAAGCCGGGGTCACGATCCACGAGATCAATGTCGAAGAAGATCCACGCACCGCGGAAGAGTACGACGTGATGCAGTTGCCGACCGTCGTCCTGATCCAGGATGACGCGGTAATCACCCGCAGAGCGGGCTTTTCTGAAAGCCTCGTTCAAGAAATCTACGCTTTTGCTAAATAGGAGAAATCACGATGCAGGAATATACCCGCACCGTACAGACTGTAACCGCCTGGCAGACCCCCTGGCCGATGACGATCACCGTCAACGGCAAGGCGATTGTTGGAAACGCCGGCGATTGGCTCGTCATCCCGCCGAACAACGCCGACCCCTATTTCATGGGCGACATCCAGTTCACCCAGCAGTTCACCGCCGCGCCTGTCGTCTAATGCGTAACAACCGCCGCCGCTACCACTACGAGGCAGAACTGGATCAAACCCGCCTGTGCGTCCTGCTTCGGCTGATCGAAGAAACCGACGAGCTGAGGGCTTATGACGTGCGGAATAAAGCAATTTACGCCGCGATGGGCCTGGCTGCCACGATTGGCCTGAAGACAGGTATCAACTACGACCCACAAGAGATGGCGGATTGGCCCGTTGTCTTCATCGAGCTTCCCACTGGTCAAGTATCCTGGCACGTCCCGGCCCATGAAGTTCCGTGGGACGGACACACAATAGAGGAGAAATATGAGCGAGCACACAAATACATCGACACGGTATTTCAGCGGCCTCCCCAGCAAGGTGAAAGTCGGGCCCGTCGAGTACAGGGTAACAATGGTAAGCTCGCCAACCGTGCCGGGGAAAGAAGAGGGTGAAGAGGTTCCGGTCTACGGGTCGGTCAACTTCAAGAAGTCCGAAATCGACATCGACGACGAGCTCAACCCGATGATGCAGTGGCAGTGTTTTTGGCACGAAGTCTTTCACGTCATCTTCGAGCAGTTGGGCCTGTCCAACGACGACGAGGGCGGCACGGACGCGCTGGCCTATAAGCTCCTGGAGATCCTGGTCGATAACGGCTTTCTGAACGGAACTCCTGTTTCGCAGTTTCCAGCGCCGGAAACTGCGACGATCCGGGGCTACAGCTCCTACGACATTACCCTCGCTCACGGTGAATAAATGAGATCGAAATACCGACTGACCCAATTTATCTTCAAGTTCGCCGAAGCCCTCTACAAGCAGTTAGAGACTGACCAGAGGCGCTGGGGCGACGAGTGGCGGCAACGCCCGAAAGAAGGTCAGGAGGATCGCATCTACTCCCGGCTTGAACAATATTGGGTGGAGTTCAGCCGGGAGGGGATGCCGATCCCCTGGCTGAAAATCGCGGGGCTGGCGATGATCGCCTGGGTCCGCGACAACTACCCGGAGACGGTGGATAAGAAATATGTCGGTCTTGACTGACGCTGACCGCGAATTGATCCCGCTGGCTCTGCGGTCAAAGGGCGGGTTCCACTACGCGACCAGGTGGTATCTGAATGGCTGGGAGCCGCTTTGGTATCAGTACCTTTTCCACCAGACAACCCTCCCCTACCGGGAAGTGATCCCGAACGTGACCTTCATCGCGGGCATCGCTACTGGAAAAACAACCGCCGTCGCCGCGTCCTACCTGATCGACTGTATCACCATTCCGCACTTCCGGGCGCTCAATACGTCCGTCACCGCAAAACAGGCCGAACTCCCTTTCGAGATGGTCCAGGCGTGGATCGAAGGTAATCCGCGCCTGGAACACCTCGTTGATAACATCAACCTGCGTCCCTACCCGACGATCACTTTCAAGAACCGTAGTGAATGGGTCTTTCGCACAGCCGGGCAGGATGCTCGCTTTATCCGTGGTATGGAGTTCGACAGACTGAACTACGACGAGGCCGGGCTTGACCCGGTCGGCGAGACGGTCAAGGTGCTGCGCGGTCGTCTGCGCGGCAACCGCCCGGATGGGCAAAAGCGCATGATCCGCCTGGATGTGACGACTTCGCCGACCTCTGCCCCCTGGCTGGAGGAACGCTTCAACCGCGGGTGGAAGGATCATGCCGAGGCAGACCTGACCAACTTCCTTTCCCTGCGCGTCTCGACCTACATGAATACCAAGCTCACCCAGCAGATGATCACCCTGATGGAGGCGGAGTATTCAGACGATATGATCGACGTGGAACTCAAGGGTTTATTCCCCGACTACGGGTTATCCATGTTCCCCCGCACGCACGTATTCGGATGCACAGATCAATCCCTCAATGATGCGGCGGAGATCGCGCTGCGGCCACTAGAAGGCGGCAGACCTAAGAAAGGTTGGGTTGTCGAGGAACATCCCCGCTACGGCATTACAAAGTTTGAGATGCCATACGAGCCGGAAGGAATTTACATTATGGCTGGCGACCCGGGCACAGACAGCCCACCGCGGCGCAACAGCGGGATCGTGGCCGTGATGGACATCAAAGATCGGCCCGCGAAGGTCGTTTACTTCGATTGGGTCGACGGCAAAGGCTCTTATAACCCCTTCCTTTTCTCGTACAAGTACGCATTGAACAAATCCCGCCCGGTGCTCCGTGGCATGGACACCACAGGCCCCCAAAAGGCGATTGACGAGCTGGCTTTCGAGAACGTTGGGATCAGCGTCGACGGGCTCAACTTCACCCGCGACA